CTCTGCCACCTTGCCGTCAGCGGCATCCGCCACCATCTTCCCAAGCTGCTCACGAACGGCGTACCCCGTCTCGTCAGTCAGCTTAATCATGTCAACGGCTGTCTTGACAAAACCAGCCTCATTCTCAAGCCCCTCACCAAGGCCATACTTTCTGGCTTGAGCTAACAGATGTTCAGCAACCTCCCCGGAAGTTTCCTTCTCAAACTCCCAACGCTTGAGAGCGCGATCCATGTCGCCCATGCCAGTGAAATCAACATCAACCGCCTCATCACGGTCAACCTTTGTACGGGTAAGAGTCCCGTCTTTTGCCCTGTCTATCCGGTAATAATCTCCAACCGGAATAAATACGCCTTCAGGGGAAGTGTGGCCCGTTAAGCGTTTCGCGGATGTTGTGTATTCCGTATCGCCTAATAACCTAATGGGGTACCGCGCCGCGTCAGCCCAGTCAGGGTTTCTCGCAATGTCTTTGTAGTTAGTCCCTTTAGGGATCCTAACTCCACCGTCCCAAAGGTTCATCCCACTTACCGTATTGCCATTCTCGTCAAACTTAACTTTAGTGCGGCCAGACTTCATTTCCGATGGCCCCCATGCCTTAACCTCCTGCGCTTCATGCACGGCTGTTGAGCCTTCAGGGACATCAGCCCTGTCCATTTCATAACGAGTAGAGCTACCGTCCTCCCTCGTCTCACTGGAAAGCATCTCCTCGCCAAACTCCATAGCCCGCTGGAGCTTCGCCATATGCTCGGCAGTCTTTGCGGTGGCGTTAGCTATCTCGGTTTGCGTTGGCGGTGTCGGTTGCGCTGGTACACTGGGTTTACCCATGATCTTATTCCTTGATTAAACGTCTCCGTGCCTTGTCCATTGGCACACAAATTATCTTGTCATTGTGCTTGGGTCGTACCCAAGCAATTAGCTCACAATCCTTTCCAAACTTGTGCCACATATCAGTGAACATCTCCCGCATCACCCCTTTCTCCTTCGCCACAGTGGCCTCCACATAACAAATCTTTCCGCCTGTATCACAGTAGTCCTTTCGGCAATCCGCCTCACTGTCAACATAGCGCACCACTGCCGCTCCTACCAGCTCGCCGTTGCGAACTAAAACCCAGTACCTCCCCTTGACCACAAACCACTTCACCCAATCCAACAACCTTTGCTGCGGCCAGTCCTTGCAGTGATCCAGACGCTTCCTGAACAGTTCCGCTATCCAAATTGACATGGCATCTAGGCTGTTCATATCTCCGGTGTGATGGGTTGTGCAAAGGCACTGGTCTGCACCGAATGCAACGCAAGTCTGCCCGAATCGGCTTGTACCTTGAATTGTAACTGGTTGAACCTGCCCTTTGAGAGAAGGTTATAGCCCTTGCGAATCAAACTGGTGTTGGCCGGGAGCGTGACGCTCGCTTCCAAGGTCTGCGGTGTGTCCGACAAGTCCTTGTAGTAATAAAAGTTGCCGGGAACAGTTGTCGCATGGTTGTTCTCCAGATTGAACTGCACGGAGTACCCAATCTTGTCACCCCAAACCTCTCCATAACGATAAGCGCGGGTGATGATATAACTCTCATAGATAACCCCGTTATCCTCATAATCAACCGCCGTAGTCTCTGATTCCACGGCGGCATCTGCCCAAGTGAAGAACCATCCCTGCTGGTCGCCCCAGTTCATCTTTAATTGACCGCCAAATGCCGTAACCACAAACACTCTCGGCTCCCAGCCAGTCCAAAGCCCACACCAGCCGTCTGCTTGCTTGTTGAAGACAAAAACATGGTCAGGCGTGGTTGCGCTCCCAAGGGGAGCCGCCAGAAAATATCTATTCTTCCAGAACGTGGCGCAACAGGTACTCAAGGCGTCCTGATTGATCTGACCCATGTAATCCTCTATGGGCGTGCTGATTGGCGTGGAAACATCGGTGCGCGTACCCGCCTGAATGCTCTGGATGGACTGCACCCCCATTCGCGTGAGGAAAAATACGTCTGCACCCACCTGTTGCACGGTCTTGTCGCTCACACAACCTGTGCGGTTATTGATTAAGGTGATCGCCCACTCAAAAGGCTCCTTCTCCGGGTCAGCGTCCACCATGTAGATGCTACGCTCCTTGAAAATCAACATATTGTTATCCTGCCAAGGCATCAGGGCAGTGATGGGGTCGCCATCGTCGCCTACAATAATCTGGTTAGCCGCCAAGTCCCATGACTCGCCATCTATAACGTCCGAAACGTAAAGCAGATCAACCGGGATAGCCGTATCCGCGCTAGTCGCAAAAAGCCTGTTCTTATGAAGAACAATCATCTTTGGCTTGGAAGGTGTCTGGGTGAGGCGAACAGTTCCAGCAGCCAAATCATCAGTTTCCCCGCTGCTGGCGGCTCCAAAGACGGCAAGCGGAGTTTCGCCAGCATAGCCGCTTCCTGCGTTGGTGATGGTCACGCTAATAACTTTACCGCCAAACCCAAGGTTAGCCGTGGCTGTGGCCGTCACTCCCGATGTTGGGGCGTCAATGGTGACTGTCGGCGGGGAAGTATAGGTTGCACCCTTGTTCGTAATCTTAATATCAGAAACTTTCCCGGCAACAATGGACTGATCAGCCAAGGAGGAGTCAATATACCGCAGCGCAGCATTTTCATCGGTATAATACATCCTCTGACCCAACTGCGCGAACCGAACATTTGATCCCGTGTAGGTCGCAGCGGTGACGGGCGTAATTCTGCCCACCTCGGTTATGGCCTTTAGGTAATCATCACCGTCAGCCACTATGATGTACTCATTAGCCCCCGTATCAAAGTAGACACACGAAACAACAGGAGGAACCAGCCCCTCCCACAGGGTTATCTCCGATTCCCAGTTGACAGCCACATCTTCCCAGACCAAATAGCCCACCTCAAGCATCGCACCGCGCCTTGTGGATGCGTTCCCAAATGGATCAATGTCAATGTTCTTGCCAATGTCATAACTGTTGGGCGGCAACAGGTTATCGCGGGACGCACTGAACTGACCGCCCGAAAAGGATTCGTTTCCGTCGAGAATCAACGGATCATCCAACGCTTCATTTGAAATAACAGGCATTAGGCTACAAAATCATCCCTAGACCAGTGATCCACGACAGTCGGGATAATGAAACTTGTCTTGTCCTGCTGTACGTTGTCCAAATCACGACATATTTGAAGCAGGTTCGCTGCTTCGGTAAATTTAGCTTGAGCCTTCTGGTATTGCATGGCTCGCTCCAGCATATCGCCCGTCGCATAGGCCAATAAGGCGTTCTCTGCGCCATTGATAACGGGGCTGTCGGAGTCTCCCATCGCCACAAACTTCAGTTTGCCCAAGGCATAGAGTGTCCCGACATCTTTAGGCGTGGCCAACGGCTTGATTCGGCAATTCCCGCTCGCGTCAGGAGGCAGAGGCACGAAATTCTGTGGGGTTCCCCTCCGGTCTGTGGTGTTGTTCCACACATTCGGGTCGAGTTGAAAGAATTGAACCCAACTCCCTCCCACACACTCCAAACCATCGGCCTTCCCCGTCTCCGTGAATCGCACAGCCACGATGAAGTCCAGTTTTGGAGCAGACGAGGCAGTCGTAGAGGAAGTTGGGTAGTAAAAGATGGACGGATCGTCAGATAAAGTAATGATCTCGTCCTCTGCCGCAACAGCAGTTGAAACCACCCCCATGGAATTAGTCCAGAGAGACGATTCAAACATCATCCGGTAACGGTTATTGACAAATTGCTTGCAGGTCGTCACCGATGCAGCCTCGGTGTCGCTCATCTTCGCCGTAATTTGATCTGCCAATTCAGTTAATGTCATTCCTATTCCTCCGGTGGAAGCCCGACAGCATACCAGCCTTCAGGGAGCCTTACCTTGTTCTTGGAAAGAACCCACTCGCCATCGCGCTGGAAGTAAACCTTCCCCTTAACGTCCGGGCCTATCCTTACCATTGCTTCATTCGTGTCCACGAAAACGACCCTTGTCGTCCCGCAACTGGTCGCGAACACGCTTACGAACGCGATCACGCAAATCCTTGTCAACTTCAGCATCACTCGCCTTTACATCCTGTTTAACTTCGCTCTTTATTAGACCGCCAAGCCACTCAAGAATTGCCTTGAGTAGTACAGCCATTACTTCTTCTTGCTCGCATATTCCTTCAGGGCATCAACAACCGACTGACCGCCAATATAAGCCGGGACAATTATCACAACCGCACCAATGAGCTTGTCAGCCACATCAGGTGAGACGTTGAGCCATTCAGTAGCCATGACGATCAACAAGCCGCCAATCGCCATCCACAGTTTCCGTGATTTTAGTTTTTCCTTCATTTGTCTTTTAATAGCTTCGCGAGCTTCACCGATGTCCACGCAATCGTGATTGCGAGCAGCAAGATCGACAGGCCAGTTTCCACGGAATCAAGAGTGGTCGCGCCCAGCACGGCCCCGTTTATCCCGCAAGTTTTTATTGTGTCTATCATTCGCATCCACCCATTTCATCCTGAAAAATTATTCGCTCGGTGCTTCCTGTTGTTGCTGCCAGCTAAAGGGCTTCGTTGTCGGCCTAACCTTCGCCGCTGCTATCTGCGAATCCAGAGACGCCTTGAAGCCCCTTTCCTCGGCTACCGTATCAGCGATTCCCACCGCCCATTCCTGCGTCAAGTCCTCAAACGGAATGAAACTGCCGGGGTCAGGCGCAGAGAGCTTGTGCATCGTGTCGATGTACGCACTGTATT